AACAGGAGGGACAGCTGATAGAAACAGAAGCCACTGGAGCACCTCAAAAACACCATCATACACTAAATCAGTAAGTTGGCAGCATCACCCCAGGATTAATCTGTATTAATTTATAAGAAAGCAACTTAATACCCGCAGAATGATTTCTGCGGGTAAGTATTAGCTTATTTTTTCGAGCATTAATCCCGCGCGTAATCCCAACGCTACCAACGGATTAGGGAATAACACATACTCTACATCATGGGTTACGGTAAAACGTTCCTCTCCGTCCTGCGCCAGCAATGTTCCTTTCTCAAACGGCATAAAATTCAGCGTGTCACTTGCCATATGCATTTCGAAGGACGGCGAGTGGCGAGTAATTTGCGAAACCACCCGATAACGGAGCGGCGGTGTTCTCACGATACCGACACTCTCACCAGATAGCAGCGCAGCAATTGCGCTGGCAGTTACTGCAAACTGGCGAAGATCGTTTTGCCCAAAGGGCAACGCTTTGCCAAGTTCCAGCGTACAGGCCAGCGCGCCAAAATGTCTGGCGCTGAAATGGGTAAACGTACCACCAGGTTCCTGATGGAACACCAGCGCCTCCAGCCCCGCCGCACCCAGCCACGTCAGAAATTTCTCGTCCCAGGGAATGTCGCGTTGCGGTAATACACCGAACTGCGGATGCAAGGAGCCACGAATTGCGGTATGTAGATCAAGGTGCCAGCGCACAGATTCTTTGCCCTGGTCATAAAAATCTTCCAGGCACTGTTCCAGTTCGCGCGCCCGACAGGTTTCTTATGACTAGGTAATTTATTCAAGATAACCGGGAAGAGATTAAAAAAGACGGGAATAGATTGGAATCAACAAGTTAGGAACTCAAGGTTTTCAAGATAAAGCGAGTCCAAAAATGTTAAACGGTTCGATATCAATAAAACATTCAAGATAACTCACAGGTTCTTACAATAGCCTTTAAAGACCGTTCAAAAACGATTCAGGTGTTTATTATAGCGCTGATGGGTGCAAGCGCCAAAACCAATGTAATTTTAGCACAGCTAGGCACTTGCACTGGGTTATGCGCTGGCTGCTTTCTGAGGTAGATTTAAGTGATCGCCCTTAGCTTCGGACAACGCGTAAATCTCTCTAACCTTTTCGTCTGGCAAATTACCAAGGCTTAACGCTATGGCTCTACGAACTCCAACTAGAGCGTGCAACTCTTGGATGTGCTCATCCAGAAGAATGAGTAATTGCTCCGCTCCTTTTCTCCCAAGAACATCAGCTACTTGTTGTTTTTCTTGTGGTTTAAGAAATGACAAGAACATTAGAATTTGAGCATCAACATTATCCGCATTCTCTTTTTTGGGTTCTTTGGAATCTTTTAGTTCAACATCACCCTCTCCCGTCATGAGCCATTCCAAGGTAACATTTTCGCTTTCTGCTATCTTTTTTAACTGATGCGGGCGTGGTATCGGTGCGTAATCCCGCCTGTTGTAATAATTTTTTAAAGTGCCTTCATTGATCCCCCATGCCCGAGCAGCCGCATTTCTTGAAGGGTATCGTTCTACTAACCTAAAGATTCTTTCGATAATCGGTTCTTTTCCATCGGCAGGAAAAGAACCTTGGGGTGCTTTTCTCATTCTTGGTTCCTTTCTATCTAATTCATTGATAAATAATGAAATTAAAAAATAAACCATAAAAACACCAAAGAACCCTTTACAAGGAATCTTTGGTATCTTAATCTTTATCCATACGGATATCCGACCGGATATCCGCGCGGGTAATTTTGTAGGTTAAAGGAAAGATGAGACAAAGAGAAGATAGTGACCGCGATTGGCCTTCGCTGAAGATTCAGCTGGCGCTCAAAGATAACGGGTGGTCTTCCTTCCGGGAGCTTTCACTCCATGCTGGTTATGCTCAGGATTCACTGAAAGCGGTAGTTCGCACACCAAACAAAAAATACGAACGCGTAATTTCTGACGCTATAGGTGTACCGCCAGAAATCATCTGGCCCAGCCGGTATCGTAACGATGGATTTATCAGGAAGGTGTCGTGATATGCAGTCGTACGTTACCGTAAATGACCTGCTCGGCGTACCAGGAATGCCAGCCACCACAAAAGGCATCCGACAGGCGTTACAGCGTTTTTCTCGTGATCTTGGTGACGTTAGTCGCCGTCGGGAAGGCACAAAAGCCATTGAGTACCACATTGATTGTCTGCCTGAAATAACACGAAAGGCACTGCGTGAACGCTATGTGGAACAGCTGGTGGCTACAGAGAACAATGTTTCTGAAGTGAAAGCTGTTACCAGAAAAACACGCAATCCTGACGCTGTCCAGGCAATCGAAGCATATCGCGGTTCTCCACAACTGATGGAAGAACGCCTGAATGCGCTGACCGAAAACCAGCGCCGGGTATCTGAAGCAAGAGCTGCGCTGGTGGTGGAAGTGCTGAAGCTGGAAAGCGCCGGTAACCTCGGGCGACTGAAAGCCATTAACTTTCTTGTTGAAAAAGCCCGTAAAGGTGAGCTGCCGGAGCGCCTGCAACAGGCCGCAGTTAACGCCAATGCAAAACGTGGCGCTAATCGTACTATCAGCCGCGATCCACTTTACCAGTGGGTTCTGAAATACAACCAGTCGCAGAACGCCGCCGAACGGCTGCTGTTACTGGCACCGGGAAAACGCGACGAAATAAAACCGGAAGAAATCAGCTGGCTGCCTGAATTTCTGGCGCAGTATCGCCAGGTGAACGGCAGACCCATGTCAGAAGCCTACGAGGATTTTGTCGCAGAATGGCAGCGTCGCCATGCGGACGAACCGTACATGCTGGAGGTGATGCCTTCCTATGATGTTGTCCGGTATGCCATGAAAAAACTGCCGGAAGTGGTGAAACAAAAAGGGCGCGTTACCGGCAGTGAATACCGTCAGCTTGAAGGATTCACCCGCCGCGACTGGACAGCTATGCCGGTGAATTATGTCTGGATTGGTGACGGTCACGGTATGAAGCTGAAATGTGCGCATCCGATCCACGGGCGTCCATTCTCACCGGAAGTCACGTTTGTGATCGATGGTGGAACACGGTTTGTTGTTGGCTGGAGTCTTGACCTTGCCGAAAACGTGTTCGCCGTTGCCGGTGCGATACAGCACGGCATTCGCAACCACGGAAAACCGTTCCTGTATTACTCGGATAACGGTTCCGGTGAAACGGCTGACATGCTGGACAAAGAGGTCGTGGGTATTCTGCCACGCCTGGGGATTAAACACCCTACCGGTATTGCCGGTAATCCACAGGGACGCGGCATTATTGAACGCCTGAACCGGACACTGCCGATGCGTATAGCCAGGAGGTATCGCACCTATTTTGGCAAGGGTGCTGACCGGGAATCGTTGCGTGTACTTAACCGTGATCTGCGTTCAGCGTTTAACGCCCTGCAACAGGACAAGCCTCTGAACGACCGCCAGAAAGCGGCAATGCGCGAGCTGCCATCGTGGGCGGAGCTTATTGAGGCTATTCGTGAAGGCGTGGAATGGTACAACAACCGCCCGCATTCTGAGCTGCCGATGAAACCGAACGGACGGCATTACAGCCCGACAGAGTTCAGAAAAAAACGCCTGGCAGAAGAAGACACCGAAATTGAGTGGCTGAGTGATCTTGAGCTGCGCGACATGTTCCGCCCAATGGTGGAACGACCGGTAAGACGCTGCGAAATTCAGTGGCTGAACAATATTTACTACGCGCCGGAGTTGCGTGACGAACACGGTCGCAAAGTGCTTATCAGTTATGACATTCATGACGCCGAGCGAATTACGGTACGTCGCAAGGACGGCAGCTTTATCTGTGAGGCGATATGGAACGGCAATAAACGCGCAGCCTTTGCTGTCAGTGCTGAATATCACAAACAACAGCAGCGTATTAAAGGAATGCGCAAACGCGCTGAGGAAAAAATTCGTGATGCTGAAGATGAAGGTATTCAGATTCTGGAACACAAACAGGCTGAACCCTGGCTGAGTAATGTTTATCGCCCGGTTGGTAATGTGGTGGCAGTTCAGCAACCGAAATATGAAGAAGAGCATGACGAAGAATTTGAACGCGATTTCCGGCTGGGGATGCAAAAACTTTTTGCCATGCAGGAAGAAGATGATCCGCTGGCCTGAATAAAAAAACAGTCCGCGGGAACGGACTGTTAAATAAAGGAAACAAAGCTGATTTGAAATAACCGAGGAAATACTATGACTGATATTGATGATGTTTTCAACACTATTAACGCTTTGATTAACGAGGGCGACAAGTCTCAGGAAGATATTGCTGATGAAGCCGGAATGTCTCCGGCAACACTTTCTGATCTTCGTAAAGGAAAGTACAGAGGCAATGTTGAAGGCATGTATGACAAATTACAGGAATGGTATCGGGTCTGGCAGAAAGGGCAGAATTTGTCAGGTACCCCCGGCGTTGTGAAGACCCAGACATTTTGTGATTTGCATGAACTGTTTAAAACAGTGCGCTCACTCGGGATTATCAGTGTTGTTGTTGGCGTACCGGGTGTCGGAAAAACCTTTGCTGCCCGGGAATATTGTCGCAGGACAGCTAATGCCTGGATGGTGACTCTTGCTCCGGCACATTCGAGCGTAACGGAATGCCTCCTTGAAATAGCATATGCGCTGGAAATTAATAATCCGGGAAGAAATAAGGGGAATATAACCCGCGCCATTCGCAGAAAACTGGGTGGTGGTAAAGAAACCAGTGGCCGTGTTAACCCCCTTCTGATTATTGATGAAGCTGATCACTTAAGTGTGGATGGTCTGGAGCAATTACGCGCCATTCAGGATGCCACTGGCGTGGGGATGGTTTTAATTGGCAACCCGAAACAGATGGCGGATGCCACCCGTCGTGGGACTGATGAACTGGCCCGTCTGTTCAGCCGTTTTGCCATGACAAAACAACTGCGCAAAGTAAAAAAGACCGATGTGATGGCTGTAGCCAAAGCATGGGGAGTAACACAGGAAGATGAGCTGGACCTGCTGATGAGGGTAGCCGAAAAGCCCGGGGGATTGCGTGTATTAACTCACACACTGAATCATGCGTGGCTGGCGGCAAAAGGTGCAGGCACATCCCTGAATAAAAGTCACATTAAAGCGGCTTTTAAGGAGGCTTACAGCAACCCCAGGTTACTGAACTGGTAGTAAAGGACATAAACCATGATGTCACGAAATATAAAAATGGCAACGGATGCGCAGAACTGGTTACAGGCGCACGGGAGTCACGTAAATGAATCATATCTCGGCGTGGCGCGTCCGGTACTTGAAATCACCTGCCCACCACCGGAGCTGGTCAGAAACGCTGTCAGGATTATGGAGCATAAATCAGGGGTTGCCCGTTCAGTATGGACGGCCCGCCTTAATGGCTGCCAGATTATCTGGCGTTAATAACGGCTTATTTATTTGTGAGGAATAACAAAATGGCAAAAGTAATTATTGAAATTAAAAATACAGTATCTGGAATTAAAGGACTGAATTTGCGCACCAGCATTGCGGTGGACGGTAGTGCGGAACTGGACGGTGATGAGGGTACACTTGCTGGCATGGTGGCGTTACTGGTGCTTAATAAAAGCCAGAAAATAATTAATGAGTCAGCCCATGAAGCTATCGAGATTTTGAAAAACGATAGTGTCATCACCGGTGGCCGTGTCACTGAAATGGCTGTTGAAAAAACATGCCACTGAAAGGAACGCTGACAATGAACGTCAAAATCCGAAATGAAATCCGGGCATTAATTCGGATTAAAGAGCGTAATAACAATGGTGGAGACTTGCGCGAATTTATTTGTGCGCGCGAAGTTGAGGGGTATGGCGAAAAGACTTACCTGATTGCATTTGACCATTACAGCATTTGTGCGCGTTATTGCGGAGAGGCGGTATTCCGCGCCATTACGTTTGGCAATGCCTTCAATGTGGATTTATGGGAATACGTCATGGACCGCGAATACATCTGCGCGTCAGACCCGAAAGCCCGTGAAATGTGGCAGCGTATCTGGCGCGATTACCGGTTAATGGCAAAAGGCTGGGCGCGCTGCTGTTATTCCTCGCTTGTCCTGAAAGCGGTTCAGTTATCGCTGCGGCATATTCCGGCATCACTGCGCGAGCCTCTGTTGTACTGAGTGGTGACCGGAATGACGTGTAATCGTAAACGCTGGTCACGCGAAGACCGGGAATTTATCGAAGCCAGTGTCGGAAAAATGACCGTCGAGGAAATGGCGAAAAAACTGAAAGTTGCCCCAACCGCCCTACAGGCACATGCCAGAAGGCACGGAATATCGTTGTGTGCATACCAGGTCAGTGAGCACGACAAATATTTATGCCGTGAACTTTATAAAGAAGGGCTGGCTATTCATGTGATAGCCCAAAAGATGGAATTAAGCAATCGTGCTGTATCCGGCATTGTATACAGTGAATATTAATTAACAGGAGCTTTATTTATGGCTAAACCCGCAAAACGAATCAGGAACGCCGCAGCGGCTTATGTTCCGCAATCCCGCGATGCCGTGGTATGTGATATCCGCCGGATTGGGGACCTGCAACGCGAAGCAGCACGACTTGAAACGGAAATGAATGACGCTATCGCTGAGATTACGGAGAAATACGCCTCACAGATTGCACCGCTTAAAACCAGTATCGAAACCCTTTCAAAAGGCGTTCAGGGATGGTGTGAAGCGAACCGTGACGAACTGACGAACGGCGGCAAGGTGAAGACGGCAAACCTGGTAACCGGTGATGTGTCATGGCGTCAGCGCCCACCATCAGTAAGTATTCGCGGTGTGGATGCGGTGATGGAAACACTGGAGCGTCTTGGCCTTCAACGCTTTATTCGCACGAAACAGGAAATCAACAAGGAAGCGATTTTACTGGAGCCGAAAGCAGTCGCAGGTGTCGCCGGAATTACAGTTAAATCAGGCATTGAAGATTTTTCTATTATTCCGTTTGAACAGGATGCCGGTATTTAATACCACGACGAATATTTAATTAATTCACTTTCTTTTAATTATGGCGCGATGCGTCAGGGGATTGCTCGCGCCTGAATCAGGACCAGAGGAAATGAATATGAAAGCATATGCTTATTTTAAACTGAGTGACGCAGCCGCTAACGGTGAGGTGTACTGGCAATAGCGGACACTACCATTTGTTCTTTTTTTAAGCAGCCATCTGATGATATTTTTCCCTGAAGGCTGCCGGGGAGATATTCCCCAGACGAGAGTGACGACGCTGACGATTGTAGAAAATCTCAATGTATTCCCGTATTACTGAGATG